CCGATAGAAGAAGGCGAAACTTTGGATCTAAATTTTGGGCTGGATGCTGATGGCAACCCAATTGAAGAAGAGGTCGAAGAAGATGTGGCCGAGGAGACCGAAAACACCGCTGTGGAAGAAGAACCCGAAGCCGAATCCGATCCCGAACCCGACTCCGAGGGAACAAGCGAAGAGGATGCTGTTGAAGCAGAGGATCAAACAGAGACTGTTGCCGAAGAAGCCGTAGAGGAAGAAGTCGTAGAGGAAGAAGCTCCGAAAAAGCCGATGGTTCCGAAGAGTAGGCTTGATGAGGTTCTTGCCAAGCAGAAGGCTCTACAGAAGCAGCTAGACGACATGAAGGCGCAGCAAACTCCTGCTGAAGATGCCCCGGAAGCCTATGACTTCGAATCCAGAGAGCTGGAGTATCAGAACTTTTTGTTAGACGGAGAAGCTGCAAAGGCTGCTTCTTTACGGCAAGAGATAAGAAAGGCAGAACGCGAGCAGCTTGCTTACGAAATGCGGCAAGAGATGACGCAGAAAGTATCACAAAATGCCCAAGCAACTGCTTTGCAGCAAGCGGCTAATGACCTCGAAGCGAATTTTCCAGTGTTCGATCAGAACTCCTCGGAGTACAACGAATCAATCACTCAAGAAGTTATTGAATTGCGTGATGCCTTCATGGTCCAAGGGTTTGACCCGGTAGACGCGCTTTCGAAAGCGGCTAATTTCGCTATCAAGTCTCACAACCTTGAAGCGCCTTCCACTTTAGATGCGGCAGCTGCTCCTAAATCCAAGTCGGTTGATGAAGTCGCAAAGAAAAGAGCTGAAGTTAATAAGAAGTTAAAGGCTGCTGAATCGCAACCGCCTGAACTTCCCGGCGAAAGTTCTGCTAATCGAGGCGAAAAACCTTTAGACCTTTCTACTATGACAGAGGAAGAATTTAACGCGCTACCAGAAGCCACACTGAAGCGGCTGCGGGGTGATATCTAGTAGGTTGATCTTATGACTAGGGAAAGAGATCCCCGTCTAGCACGGGCGGGGGTGAGTGGTTTTAACAAGCCAAAGCGCACCCCCTCTCATCCTAAGAAGTCACACATTGTTGTGGCGAAAGAGGGTGACAGAGTAAAGACAATCCGGTTTGGGCAGCAAGGCGTGAAGACCAATCAAACGGTTGGTCAGCGCAGAGCGTTCAAGTCACGACACGCTCAGAACATTAGCAAGGGCAAGATGAGCGCAGCTTATTGGTCTGATCGTGTGAAATGGAGTCCTTCGAAAACGAAGTCCTCTTCAACTAAATGGAAAAAAGGATAGTAACTATGCCGTTGATAAACCCCAAAACAGGTAAACCCTACCCAAATACACCTGCTGGTAGAGCTGCAAGCGACGCTGCGTATAAGAGTCTGCAAAAAGCAGCGGCTCGAAAAACAGCTAGGGCAAAAGCCAACGTGTTTGGCTCAGGTAAACCCAAAAAACTAGCCACTAAGAAAAAGGCGATGGCTAAAAGCCCTTACAAGAAGAAGGGGAAATAGTAGATGGCAACTAACAAAACCATAGCGCAACTTAAAAAGGAAGCGGCGACCAAGAAGTTCAAGCCTAAGAATCCGCCCCGAGACGTAAAAAGGGCTATGGCCGCTGCTGCACAGCGCAAGCGTAAGAAAGCCGAAGCAGAGAAAAAAAAGGCCCGTAACAAGGGTGCTATGGCGAGAGGAAAAAATGCCGCGTACTGACGAAGCTAAGTGGAAGCGCATTGTTTCGAGCGTAAAAGCTGGCAGTAAAGGAGGCAAGCCCGGACAGTGGAGCGCTAGGAAGGCGCAAATTGCTACTAGACGATATAAAGAGTCAGGTGGAGGGTATTCCGGTGCTAAGACCGAAGCTCAAAAGTCCTTGAGTAGATGGACAAAAGAGGAGTGGGGCACTAAGTCTGGTAAGAACAGCACTCAAGGTAGCAAGGCTACCGGCGAGCGGTACTTACCCAAGAAAGCCCGAGAAGCGTTAAGTAAGAAAGAGTACGCAGCGACAAGTAGAAAAAAACGCGCTGATACCAAGAAAGGCAAACAGTTCAGTAAGCAACCCAAGAGGATCGCCAAGAAAACCGCTCGTCATAGAGCCTAAGCTAATAAAAGGTAATCAATGCTATGGACGTACTCGAAGCCGTTGGAGCCATTTGGCCTCTCGCACTAGGGTTCGTAACCTTGGTTATTGTTTTAGCGAAAATGCATGCCGATATTGAACAGATGAAGGAGAAGATCCGAACTCTGTTTGATTTATGGAACAAGCGAGATTAATTATGGCTGCACAAATATCTGATGAGACAAAAATTGAGATACCCTTACGCAACCTTATTGCAATTATTGCCGGGGTTGCTATTGCAGTGATTGGTTACACAGAAGTGACTAACCGTATCTCTGTGTTGGAACGACAGCTAACCATCCTTGAAGTGGATATAGGAATGAACAGCGAGTTTCGGACCAAATGGCCGCGTGGCGAGTTGGGTGCTTTGCCCGATGATCTGTTGCAGAACAGCCAGATCGATGCTTTGCAGAAGGTGGTTAATCTTAACACTAATTTTCGTAACAACTGGGCACCACCCCAAGAGGTTCAAGAAGCGATTCGGACTAACCATGCCCAAGAGATTAGGCTTAGTTATCTTGAAGACAGAGTGAATGATCTTGAAAAGTAGCGTCTGCTCAATACTGGTGAGGTAAATCCGTGCAAAAACGAAAAATATACTTGCTTTGTGCTAAAAGGTCATGATTGCAGAAATCTCAGCAGCTATCGCGGCAGTTCAGTCTGTCAACAGCGCGATACAGACACTCAAGGAAGCGAAGGGTCACGGAGGTGATCTTTCTGGCGTAATTGGCCGTTGGGCTAATGCGACTGAAAAGGCTCAGGAAGCTGAGAAAAAGGGTGCTGGTAAGATGAGTTACCAAGAGGCTCTAAAAATGGAGTCCATAACTCGCCAGCTTCAGAATTTTGATCGGCAGTTACAAGACATTTGCCTAATGCAAGGTCAGCCTGAGCTTTATCATTCAATAAAGCGCAGAATGGAAGAAAGTCGGTTAGCGCATGAAAAGGAAGTTGCTAGAATCAGACTGAAGCGAAGGCAGTTCAGAGAAAGTGTTAAGCTGATTGCAACGATGGTAGGTTGGGGCTTGCTGTTCATTGGCTTGCTGATGGCTGGCCTCTATTTATATACAAATTAGTAAATACATTAATGGTTGCTTTTAATAATTAGTGATACTAATATAAAGATTACGTCTATCAGTACGATATCTGATCGGCCCGTAGCCGTAAAAAACGTAACCTCGCCTGCAAAGGCGTAAAACCTGCCGGGGTCGTCCCTCGATATAAAAACGCTAATACGTTGCTTCACGATACGAAGCACGGATTAGCCGCTCCAAAAGTCGGCTGAGAGCATTAGCAAAGCTAATGTAAACGAAAATTGTACGCATTTAAGGAGGCCACAAATGGCTCTTACTAACTTTGCGTCTCTGACTTCCAATCAGCTTACTGCATGGAGCAGGGACTTCTGGCGTGTTGCTCGCAATATGTCTTTCGTAAATCAGTTCGCAGGAACTGGACAAAACGCTATGGTTCAGCGCGTTACTGAACTGACCAAATCCGACAAAGGTACTAAGGCGGTAATTACGCTTTTGGCCGACATGACTGGAGATGGTGTAACTGGTGATAACACTTTGGAAGGTAATGAAGAAGCGTTACGCGCCTATGACATCACGATCGAGTTGGATCAGCTGCGATTCGCAAACCGAATTGCTGGCCGATTAGCCGATCAGAAGTCAGTCGTAAACTTCCGAGAGCAGTCACGCGATGCACTTGCTTATGCAATGGCTGACCGTATGGACCAGCTTGCATTTTTGTCACTTGCTGGTGTTGCTTACACTCACAAGAACAACGGTGGTCTGAGAACAACTTCTGCAACTACTGGTCTTGAGTTGGTTGACCTTGAGTTCGCCTCAGACGTATCTGCACCTACGGGTGATCGGCATCGTCGTTGGGACGCTACTAGCGGTCTGGTTGCTGGCGACACTACTGCTGTAGCTGCTGCTGACAAGATGAGCTACGAGTGCATCGTTGAACTCAAAGCCTTCGCCAAGGACAACTACTTACGTGGTATCCGTGGTCAGGGTGGTGATGAGGTCTTCCACTTGTTTGTAACTCCTCAGCAGATGAAAGCTCTGAAGCTCGATAGTGACTTCTTGGCTAACGTCCGTAACGCTGGTGTTCGTGGACCAAGCAACTCTTTGTTCTCAGGATCATCTAGCTTGATGGTTGACGGGATCATGGTTCATGAGTTCCGCCATGTGTTCAACACCAGTGGCGCTACAACTGGTACTTCAGCTAACGCTGGCGCAGCCGGTTACAAGTGGGGTGCTGACGCTGATGTCGTTGGTGGACGCGCTCTGTTCTGCGGTGCTCAAGCACTCGCAATGGCAGATATCGGTTTACCCGAAGTTGTCGAAGATACTTTCGACTACGGGAACCAGCAAGGTATCTCAATCGGCAAGATCTTTGGCCTCCGCAAGCCCAAGTACAACTCTGACGTTTCAGGGTCTGTACAGGACTTCGGCGTAGTTGCTTTAGACACTGCACAGTAAGAAACACGGCTCCTCCTTCGGGGGGAGCCTTTCTTTTTTATAGCGAGAACTCAATGAAGGTTATTTCAGACAAAGAAGTCAGGGTGACTACAACTGGTGGTACAGCCGTTATTTTTCACCCAAATGTAGAAAAGACTGTAGCCGATGAAATAGGGCTATTAGCGCTTCAAATGGGCGCAAAGCAAGTCGATTCGAAAGAGATCAAGGAAGCCCCAGCACCTATCACTATAGAGCTGGCTGATGAAGTTGAAGCCTCAGAGGAGGTAGAAGAAGGTGAGATGGATAAGGAATTACTTGATTGCCTAGAAAAATTAATTGACGAGGGGCACCCGGATAATTTTAAAGCCGATGGAGCACCCAAGTCACAAGTAGTGAACAAGTTGATGGGCCGTCATGTGCCAAGTGACGAACGAGATGCAGCTTGGGAAATAGTTCTTAATTCTTAGAGGGTAGATAAATGGCAGTCACTGTCCAGAGCGTTATCGATAGGGTTCAAACTACTTTGCAGGACACCACTGGTATTCGATGGCCTGTGACCAGCGAATTGGTTTTGTGGGTTAACGACGCGCAGCGTGAGATTGCTTTATTAAAACCTGACGCATCAGCAGCAAATGAAACGGTCACTCTCGCTACCGGAACAAAACAGGCGATCCCTACTGGCGGAAACCGGCTGTTAAGAGCTGTACGAAACATGTCAGCCGCATCTAATGGCACTGGGGGTCGGGCGGTAAGGTTAGTAAGCCGTGAAGTTCTTGATGCCCAATCACCTCTTTGGCATGACCCTACTGTTTCGGGGGATGCTGCTCACGGAGCGACAGTCAAGCATTACGTGTACGACGAGTCTAATCCCCGGAACTTTTATGTATATCCGGGTGTATCTGGGAGTGCTTACCTAGAAATAATTTACAGCAGCAACCCATCAACAGTTACTGCTAGCGACAACCTTGGCATCCCCGATATTTTTGGAAATGCTGTTACCGACTATGTTCTGTTTAGGGCTTATACCAAGGATGCCGAGTACGCCGGTAACGCACAGCGAGCCAGCACCCACTACAACTTGTTTATCAATAGTGTCACTGGCAAAGGTCAGATCGACATCATTACTAGCCCAAACTCTGACATGGGACCACAGGGGATCACAACCGGCGCTCAAGTCGGTCAACAAGTGGGGTAAATAGATGGCAACATCTTACGAGTCATTATTACCCGAAATCATCCCAATGGTGCCGGGATGCCCAGATACGCTGATCGAGAATAACATCCGGTCAGCAGTTATCGAGCTGTGCGAAAAGACTGAGGTTTATCAGCAGGAGTTAGACCCACTTACCACCGTTGCAAATATATACGAGTATGACTTGGAGGCTCCCTCCCAGACATCAGTATGCAAATTGGTCTGGGTT